ATGTCCAGGCGAAAGAGTAGAAAATGACTCCCCCTTCCCCCATTGAAAAACAGACACCTCGCTCAAGCCGTCTAAAAGGCGATTCTAGCGGCTTTATGTCTTTGTGGAACATTTCCTCAAGAGGTCTTGAAAAAGCTCTCAGCGAGCCTTCTGCAAGGTCTCCCCTTGAGCGGATTGTCTTATTTTTGAGAGTAGTCCATCAATCTTCTGACGATCCTCTTCAAACTCTTTCTCACTTCCACTCTTCTTCACTCCGATGACATCTCCGGAATCATTGAAGAGAGTGATCGAATGTTTGAGACTGTGTTCTTTGTTGTGGCAGTCCTGGCATAGACACTCGAGATTCTCGAAGCTGAGTGAGATCATCGGATCAGAAATGTTGTGAGCATTGAGATATATCTTGTGATGACAGATTCGAGCCGGACTTCCACAGCGTTCACAGAGATAGTTCTTGCTGTTCATGTATGCTGTTGAGACAGTCTTCCATCTCTTTGACTGATAGAAGTCACGAGCAAATTCTTTCATTCTGTTCTCTTCGCTTTCAGAGTGATCACCTTTAGAAGTGAGTTGATAGTTCTTGTGAGTGCCTGGTCATCTGCATGATCGGCATAATACCATTGAGTGAGAAGAAGACCGGAGACAACATCCACAAGAGGTTCTGCCATCTGATCACTCTCACTCATCCCTGTTGTCGCTTCTATGTATCCAGGAAGCGCTTCAGTCAGATAGCTGATCACTTCATAGTTCGAGCCATCATCAACTCTTAATACCTTATAAGCTTCATTTACGGTCATGATTTCTCCTGTTGTGCAATTAGCACAATTTTAATCTGAGATCTCTACTGGATCTCGTTTTCGCGTTTGTAACTATTGAACAAAAAGAAAGCGCCGAGCGGAGTTGCATCTCGCCCGGCACTCTGTAATAGTTATCAAGCTTCGCCTGGCGATCTCTAGTCTTTAAGATGCGGAAGCGATATAAAGCTTGACGAAGGCTTCTGTCACGATAGGCTTGCAGTCAGCAACAGCGAGCGCTCTGTAATCGATCACACCCTTCTTGAAAGAGGATTCTCTGCTCGCTTCGATCATGATTCCTTCCGGCATATTATAGCCGAGATACTTTGCGAAGTTGCCGAAATAAACGACATCATCAGCGATGTTGTCATCGACAACTACCGGGAAGCCGAGAATCTTTCCGATCTGCTCTTCCTTCGGATCAGCGATGAAGATAGGTCTCTTCGCTGTGTCGAGCATACCGTAAAAAGTCTTGTAGAGAGTTGCGTTGTTCATTGCGATCTTCGCTCCCTGTGTATATCCTCTCTTCAGAAGAGCCACGAGAGCGACAACATCTCCATAGCCGATGGAGCTTCCATTTGCTACCTCAACAGCGTTCTTAGTAGCACCGGAAGCTGTCCAGGTGATGGTCTCGAGTCCAGTACCCTGTCCGGAGCCTGTTCCGTTGATCAGAGCATAGTCGATAGTTTCCATGACACAAGCTGTCAGCTCGTCAACGAGATAGGACTCGAAAGCGCTGATGGACATCTTCTGAGCCTTTGCGCTGATGGAGAAGACCTTCATGATCTCATAGCCATCGAAGGACACGGAAGCGACAGTCACATTCTCAGAGTCGACAGCACTCGCTTCTGTATGCCAGGAAGCTTTTGTCGAAGGAGTTCCTACCGGAATAGCGATCTTTGTAGGAATGTTGAAAGCTCTGCACTCTGCCAGGAGTCCACCGATCGTCCGAGCCTTTGCGATCACTTCGTTGAGAGTCTGAGTCGGAAGGACAGCTGAAGCGTTGGAGCTTGTGATGAAAGCATCATTTCTCTTTTCAGCTTCCTTCATGCCGGTCTCGAAAGCTTCCTTCTCAACAGAAGTGAGCTTGTGTCCGAGCATGGTCTTGAAGAAAGCGGAGCGATACTCTTTGGAGTCGAAAACATTGTCAGCTGTGAAGGTCTTCTCTTCGTGAGTGTCCAGGAGAGTGAAAGCTCCTCTTCTCTCCGGTCTCTGAGCCTTCTCATCGTTGTTCCTCTTCGCCTGTGCAATTCCTGTCAGCTCAATGTTGAGCGCCTGGATGTCGACATCAGAGTCCTTCTCGATCATGCCGTTGATCTCGCTCGCTCTCTGCTCGAGCTGTTCATTTGTGTAATTCTTATAGAAGTTGAAAGCTTCTGCCACTGTATTAAATTTCATCGGTTGATTCCTCTTCTTTCTGCTCGCTCTGATTCTCGAGCTGACTGATCACTTCTTCAATGCTGAAAGTTTTGGTCTTCTGCTCGTCTCTGTCCGGACGAGGAACAACAAAAGTGACTTGTAAAAAGTCATAGCTTCCTCTGTTATTCTTCTTTTCTTTGACCTCAAAATGAGTGATTCGGATTCTCTTTGAGTCAGCGAGAGCCTGGAGATCAGAAGCGAAAGCAAATGTATACTTTGCATACCCTGTTTTATTGGTCATCTTAATCACCTCTGATTATCATGTTTACAAGTTCTTTGAGCTTTTGGAGATGTCTCAGTCTCTCCGATCTGTCCGTCATCTGACTTCTCGCTTCTACCGAAGTTTGAGCGTATGCCGGAAACTGTACGATAGAACACTCATAGACCTTCTCAATCTTCGAGATCGTTCTCGTGTTTGTCTTTGGGTCATAGTGATCTCCACCTTCCGGCACTTTGAAAGCGAAGCTCATTCCGGAGAGATCAGAGCGTTTTACTGACTCATATACCTCTCTAGCGCTTTCTGTGTTCGGAAGAGTTGCTCTGATTGTCATTCCTACCGGATCAACCTTCAGAGTCATCGTTTTTGGAGTTCTTGCGAGTGGTACTCTGTTCAGATCATGGTTGAACAGAAGTCTCACATCTGAGAGATCAGCATTGTCGAGCGCTCCTCTCTCAATGATCTCCGTATAACACCCTACCGGGTCATTAATCGTTGTTGCCTGGTCGAAGACTATCGCTCGACCTTCTATGATCATAGCTTCGTTGACCTGTGAAGCTCTGATTTCTGCAATTCTAGTCTCTTTCATGATTTATCCTTCCGAGAAGGCTTCTATCTGCCGTTTTAAGAGCTTTTCGAGGTCTCCTCTTCTTATTCACCATCGAGACCGCTCGAGAGCGATTCTGAGCGATCTGGATGGTCTGACAGTCACATTTTTCGCCCGGATCAAGATTCGCTCCACAGCATGGACACGTTGAGAAGTATGTATTTCTCATTCGTCTTTCCCTACCTGGTAAGCGTTCGCCTTGTCAGCATCGATCATGTTGAGAGCCTGGAGTCTCCGGTCTCCATCAGCAACTCCAGGAAGATTGAGAATCTCGAGAGCCTGGTTGACTGTGAGAAGTCCCATCGGCATCAGCTGAGAGATCAGACTGACTTTGGTCGAGTTGCTAGTGAATTGAAGTCTTCCGCTCTCGAAGATGATCTCGTTTCCGAAAGCTTGCTCTCGATCAGTGAAGATTTTCGCTGTCATCTCTTGTGAGAGAGCTGTTGCGATTGGCTCAATCGTTGACTCATAGAAAGAAGCGAATTGATCTTCTGTATATGAGGAGCTGACGATCTCTTCGGTCACTCCGAGATAGCTGAAAATCTTTGATCTGATCGCTTTTGTCTGATCAGCATCGAGAATGAGAGGTTTCGATTCGATTGGTTGATAGTCCATCTTCTGATCAGTGACAACAACTCCACCATCGTTTCCGATCTCGAGATAGTCATTGACAAAAGAGTCTCTCTCTTCTTTGAGCTTTGCCGGAGACATGATCTGAGTGAATTTGAGGATTCCTCTGATAGAAGCTCCACTCTTTATTCCGGCGATGATTCCTTCGTTCTGAGTATGAGCGAGTTCAAGTCCGGAAGAAATCGCTGAATTGTCAGCTCCGAGAATGTCATTCTCATTGAAGAATCTTCTCAAGTGAATGATGTCTCTATAAGGGAAAGTCACCTGGCTTCCGGTCCTGGTTGTAAACTGACAATAAAGCTCACCGATCTGATCGACCATGAGATCAACATGAGTCGCTGTGATCGGATAGAGACCTCTGACAACTCCTCTGTCATCTCGATCAATGAGAGCGAAAGCATTGTTGTAGATAAATAGTCTTGTTACGAGCTTGTATGTAAAATCATAGGCGCTCATGTATGGATTAGGTCTGATCTGAAGAAGCCTGTTGATCTGACAGTCTCCATCAACTCTTTGATGATCTTTGTATTTGATTACATGAGAGCCTTTGAGCTTTCCGGCATTGCGAGCGATAGCGTCCACACCTTCTCTGAAAATGTCGTTTGAGTATGCGTCCCCGGAAAACACCGAGAAGCTCGAAGTCTCATCAATGATCTTTGATTTATACTCCGTCTTTCTTTTGGAGAACAATCTGTCAAAAATACCCATTAATTTCTCACTTTCACAGTCATCGCCGGAGTGAAATAGTATCCAGGCGATGTCTGATGTAATTCTTTATTACTCATCTGAATTGACTTGATCGCTGAGAGTGAGATGTATTCTGTTGAGTCTTCCTCTGTCTTGCTCTGAATCGCAATGAATCCAGGAACGAGAGGAGCTTCTGTCTCGAGAGTTATGCCAACCAGTCTCTCTCCATCATTCATTCTGATGAGTTGAATCTTTGGTTTCTCACTCACCTCAGTCACCTCATATTTTTATGTATACATTGTATTTCAACTCACATAAATAATACCGTAAAACTTGACAACTGTCAATGATTCGTATTTTTATGTATACTATGGACACAAAAAAAACAGACTCCCATGAGGAAGCCTGTCATAGTAGTATTTACGGGTCTTCAAATAAGTCTTCACCATCCGTTTCCGGAAGACCATCAAAGTGATTACTTGCTGACTTCTTGTCATACTTTGAATTGAAGTCAGTCTCAAAGAAGTCAAAATTCGGATAATACTTGAAGAAAGCTCTGAAGACCTTCTGTCCGTTTCTGTTCTTCATGGACTTGAAGACCACTTCTTTCGGCATAGCTTGAGAAGCATCAAAGACAAGAGCTTCTTTCTCATACTTTCCAGTGTCTTTCTCTCCACCCCTTGTTCCCTTCTTCGAGAAAAATTTGTCATCTTCCAGGATTGAGAGCTGAAGTCCGAAGAGATAGTCACAAGTGTACTCGATCAGACCGGACTCTTTGAAGGACTCTTCACCGACTCTCTCTTTGTAGGATGAGCGAGCCATGTTCGAGATCATGAGAGCGAAGATTTCATGTCTCTTTGTCATGAGCTTGAATTTCTTCACAGCATCATCTATTCGCTCCCTGTCATCAAAGCGCTCGCCTTCCGGAGCTGAGATGATCTGAAGATAGTCAATGATCACAATCGGTTTGAGCTTCGTCTTTTGGACATACTCGTCAACATACTCGACTATCTTGTCAGCTGAGACAGTGAAGTCACACTCTATTATGTTAAAGCGCTTCGACTTCTGAATGTAAATCTTCTTGACCGATTCGAGGTCTTCAGAGGTCGCTCCGTTTTTGATGTCAATGTTATCTATCTGTGAAAAGACATTTCTCTGATATACCATCCGAGCGAGAGACTTTGTGACAAGCTCAATCGGAAGCTGTTCAAGAGTGAAATAGAGTATAGTTTCACCCTTCTCAACGAGCTGATCAGCGAGCTGAACACAAAAAGAAGTCTTTCCGAGAGAGGTCGAGCCTGTGAGACAAGCTAGTCCAGGATAGAGAGTGAGATACTTATCAATGTTCTCGAAGCCTGTCTTCCGGTTCTTGTACTTCTTGAAATATTCAATATCTTCACTGAATTTTGAGCCTGTGAGATACTCGCTGACATTGACTTCTCTGAATGATGGAGTGATCTTGACATCAGCTTGAAAGTCTTTAATCCATCCGCTGATCAGCGTTGAAAGCTTCTCCTGGTCATCCTTCAGAATGTCATTAGCATCTTTGTACTCTTCCGGAGCATACACAACCATTGACTCGATATTTCTTCTAGTGAAAAGCTCTGTCAGCTCTCGAGCTGTCTTTTCTCCTGGAGTGAGTCCTGTCTTCTCATCTCGCTTCTCTTCCGGATCGTGATCAGCAACTATCACAGCTCTCTTCAGATTGTAGTCGATTCCATCGAGATAGGAGTCGAGTCTGTTCGTATAATGAGAAGCGATGACATTCTTTGCTCCGGCTTGAATCAAGCTGAGAGCATCGAGCTGTCCTTCAGTGACGAAGAAGAGATCACTGTCACTTTCTCTAATAATGAATGTTGGAGCTGTTCCTGTCTGATTTTGGTATTTTGCGACATCCTCTCCAGGATTGAGAAGTCGCTCTGTGAAGAAGTCTTCTCCTGGATAAGGAATGACGAGAGCTTCATACTCTTCATATCTTTTGAGATTGTTATTCCAGACTTTTCGCTTCGGATTGTATCCGAGTCTGAATTTTTTAATGATCTCATCTGAAAATCCTCTCTCATGGAGATATTTTTCAGCTGAAGAGCCGGAGATCTGATGAAAATATACCTCGATCAGCTTCGCTCTCTCCGGATTAGCTTTCTTCTGAGGAGCTTCCTGTCCGACCGAAGCGAAGTCTCTTCTCGCTGAGTCAAGAGCTGTGATTCCGAGTTCTTGACAGATTTCATCGACTATCTGAGGAAAGTCTCTTGTCACATCCAAATTATGAAGCTTGCCGTGAAGAGTGAAGATGTCTCCACCTTCTTGACATGAGTGACAGTACCAGGTCGAGCCGGAGACATGGAAAGCTCCATCGCTGTCTCTTCCACCTTTTGCTCCACTCTTGCATAGAGGACATACAAACATATCTTTTCCCTTTGAAGGTCGAGTGATCTTCTGCACATATTCTCTGAGTCTAGGAGTAATCTCCTCTTTGTTGATCATTGGATTTACCTCTCTGATTTATTTTGGGAAAGATTAGCACGAGAGCGACAGCGAAGCAATGTCGCTCGAAGTGCATATTAATTCTAATTAATTCTAATTAATTCTAATTGCGATAATTAAAAATTTAACAATGACCTTAAAAACCCCTTATTTATAGGCTTTTTTGGACTTTTCGAGCAAAACAGCTTCCACCTATTATGAGTCGATTCCCACCTACTATGAATCGATCTCCACCTACTATGAGTCTATCTCCACCTATTATGAGTCTCTAAACTCATAATACGTTGCAAAAATCACTCTGTTTTCATGGTCTCAGCGAGACTTCTGATCGAAGCTTCTTTGACGATTTCTTCCTTCTTTTTGATCGCTTTGTCGATTCTATCCTGTTGCTTATCCTTCAGCTCAAGAAGATTCTTTGTGTACACTCCATTGATAGAAATCTCGAGATACCCTGTCAGATACTCTTTGAGAGGAGCGTTGAGATCGGTCTTGATGTTGATTTTGAAGTTCTTCTTGTCGAGACTGTCAGTGATCTGTTTCACAGCGATCTCGATTGGGTCTTTCACATCTCGCTTCGGATTCTTCGTGTTCAGAGGAAGACTGAGCCATGTTGCAACAGTCTGAAGACTGATGTTGAATGTCAGACTTCCATCTTTGTCGACCTTCCTTTTGTGGAGTCTGATCTCTCTGAAAATCTTATATTCGAGATCAGAAGCGTTGTCCGGAAGCGCCCACCAGGAGTCCGGCATGAGGAAGAAATCTTTCAAGAATGGACTCCAGTTGATGTCTCTGTTGAGCCTAACAACACATTGACCATTCTCAACGAGCATAGTCGGAAAGAGAACAATACGAGCATTTCCTTCTTTGGTCGAGATTTCCTTCTTTCCATTCTTCAGAGTCGCACTCACTCGAAGAGCTGTCAGCACGTTACTGGCATCATAGAAAGCTCTTCTTGCGTTCTGTACTGAAGTATAGAGTCGCTTGTCCACCATCTTCTGAAGAGGAAAAGACACGACATCATCATTCATTTTCCCTTTGTAGTATGTTCTTTGGTAGAGTTCACTCTCAATGAAGTGAAGAATCTTCTTCGCTGTCCTTCCGTTGATCTTCTGACAAGCTGATCCGAGAATCTCAATGATTGTCTCAGCGTTCTCAGTCCTCACTTGAATCATTCTGCTGTTGTCCTGGATGAGGAGCTTCGCTTGCTTCCTGTGACCGACTGAGTTGATATTTTTCGCTGTTGCTCTGACATCTCCATCGCTCGACATTAGATTGAAGAGAGTGTCCTTTGATGGAGTTGTCGAGAACATGAAGAAGTTTTCAACAATGTCATCAGAGTATGATGGAAGCTCTTTCTTCGATCTTGGCTTCCTGGTCTTCTTGATCTTGATCGTTGCGAAGAGAGTTCCTTTTGTACTAGAGACATAAGGACTTCCGAAGACAACATCGCTGATCACATGGTCGATTTTTGCTGTTCCTTCCGGATTGTCTCTGAAAAACTCATAATGGAGCTTCATACACTCTTTGCAATCTTCAATGATCGTTTGAGTATCAAGCCAAATTTCAGAGCCTTCGACACGAAGATCACGAGAGGAAAATCCGGTCACTTTTGTTCCATCATGGACTCCGGTCTCTATTATCTTCTTGTAATATGAATATCTATTCGAGATAAGCTCTTCAGCTTGAGAGCGAGCATGATCAATGATTCTCTCCGAGTCTCTGTTGAGCTGATCGAAGTGATCTCTCTCAATTTTGGAGACAAGCTTCCTTCTCTCTCTCGAAAACTCGTCTTGAATCGCTCTGAGGTCTTCTCGAGCCTGTCTCCATTCCGGAGTACCGGAAGCGAGCCATTCTTGAGTGATTCTCTCGTTCTCAGCGTTGAGTCTGTTGATCTCTTGTCTATACTCTTTGTACTCTTGATCATACTTATCAAGAGCCTTCTTCGTTGCGTTCTTTCCTTCCGGATATACTGGCGGAGTCGGATAAACTATGTCAGGAAACTTCAGTCCTTTTGTTGTATCCAGGCGATCAATTTCTTCGCTTTTCTCATTGAGGAGCTTCTCATATTTGTCGAAAAGCTCATTGACCATCTTCTTCTCTTCTTTGGTATAGTGAATAATCATTTATTCATTTCCTCTTTGATAAATCTCTCGATTTCAGTCTCATCGATATAGATTTTGTGTTTGAGCATCTCTCCATGAAGCTTTCCATCTCTGAGATATTTTCTCACCGTGATCAGAGACCTCTTGAGAATCTGAGCTGTCTCGATCACAGTATATGCTCTGGTATTATCTGTAAACTCGATCATACAAGTCACCTTCTGTTACTAGGTTTATGAAGTAAGCTTGACTTATCAATGTTATTTTCAATGTAGTCTCTGAAAATGTTATTAACGACATCTTTGAGAGAAAGTCTCTCTGTATATGCGTAATCTTTGAGAGTCTCCAGGAGATCAACCTCAACGATCAATGTCGCTCTCGTGAAGTCAGCTGTCAGACCTTCTTGAGCTGAGTTGTCTCTGACGATCTTCTCGTTGAGAGGTCTTCCGACCTTCTTCTCCGGAACATTGTTTCTCGAAAACAGTAAAGACTCATTGAGATCATATTTCGCTTTTGCCATTTCAAATTCCCTCTCTTTCAATTATTTCTAGTGCAAGCTGTTTGTATAATTGCGCTCCTCGACTCCTCTTGTCATAATCAAGAACACTCGATCCTGTTGCCGGAGCTTCTGCAATAGCTGTATTCTGAGTGATCTTTGTCTCGAAGAGAAGTCCAGGAAGATTCTTCTCAACAAAGCTGATAGTCTGTTTGTCGAGGTTTCTCGTTGCCTGGTAGAATGTCGCAATGATTCCGGACACTTCGAGATTCGGATTGAGATTCTTCTTGACGATCTCGACAGTCTCGAGGAGATAGTCGAGTCCAGTCAGCGAGTAATAATCAGCTTTCAATGGTACTATCACACTATCTGAAGCTGTCAGAGCATTGAGAGTGATGATTCCGAGATGAGAGGAACAATCAAGAAGAACAACATCATATTTCTCTTTGAGTCTCGAGAGTGCCTTCCTCAGAATGGTCTCTCTGTTTCTGACATTCACAAGCTCGATCTCAGCTCCGGCTAGTCTCACATCTGTTGGAACAATGTCAACATCGCTGTGATGAATCGCTTTGTTGATGTCAGCTCCCTTCAATACCTCATAGCTTGTCAGATCATCTTTGTCGAGTCTCTGAAGACCGAAAGCAATGGAGAGATTTCTCTGAGAGTCGAGATCAATGACAAGTACCTTCTTTCCCATATCGGAGAAGGCTTTTCCTAAATTTGCGACACTCGTTGTTTTTCCGACACCACCCTTTTGATTGACGAAAGATATAATTCTCATCCTGTCACCCCCTGGAGCATACCGTCTCTATACAGTCTGTAATAATGCCAGGCGAGAGAGTTTGATTCTCTCTCCATGTCATTGATTTCTCTTCCGGAATAGAAGTGATCACAGAAGAGATGAGCGAGTTCATGTCCTAGAGTATGTCTTTGGACTATTGGCGCTCGAGAGCTGTCAATGACGATGAGAAAACCATCCTTTGTCCTGTTTTCTGTCAGCACTCCGTATACATTCCCTTGAATGATCTCCGGAAACGGAGTTCTGATGATCTTCACCTTCCTCTTCATTTGTTTTTCTCCTTTAGAAAATAATGGATACCTAGAAAACATTGTATTTCATGTATACATTAAATTCAAGAGAAAAGTGAAGAGCCTTCCGAAGAAAGCTCCTCATTCTTCAGATATTTTTCGGAATCTCACCGAGTGGAGTGTCATCAGCATAGACAAACATATCTCCTCTGTAATCATCTGTTGTGTCAACTCTCTGAATCGTATACCAGGAATTTCTATATTTGATGAGACATCCCTGTTTGATCTCCTCATTGTAGTTGAATACGAAGAAGCGACTCTCCTCGTTGACATGAGCGATCCCATTTGTGAAGCTGAGTGACTGTGAGTTCTGTCTTGCATAGCACCAAAGTGGAGAGCCAGTGATCTGAGTGATCTGACCTCTGTGAGTCACTCCATACTCGTCTTTGTAGCTTGCTCCGATCTTGTAAATATATGCTGTCTTATCTTTGAGAAAATATTGATTTTTCATGGAATGTACCTCGCTATATAGCTTGTAAATACTCGTGATAATGGTCGCATAGTCCGACATAAGCATCGAGGAGACTGGCGAGTCCATCGATTCTGTACTTCGCTGATGTTGCTTTCACCGGAACAATATTTCCATTTCTGTCTGTCTGAATACCAGTGTTTGTGATGCACCATTTCAGAAGAGGATTATTGTTGTAGTTGATCATCTTCTTTTGGAGATCAGCTCCGAGCTTCTGCATCGGAAGCGAGAGAGTCTTCGCTCCCTGGATACATCGCACCATATTAAATCCATGACTCTCCATCTCTTCCACCCAATAACGAGCTGAGTAAGAATCATAATAAATCCATGCCGGAGTGATCTCATACTTCTCGACCATCTCAAGAAACCATGATGTTACATCCTGGTAGTTGATTGTATTTCCTTCACAGAGTCTCAGAAGGCCTTCTTCGTACCACTTGTCATAAGGAATCTTCTCTTCCTGGACTCGTTGCTCGAAGTTATCCTTTGGAAGAAAATACATCTGAGTGACATATCTTTTCTCGTTCTTGTCCATGAGAAGAAGCGTTGCACAAGTCAAGTCTGTTGTGATCGAGAGATCAGCTCCACCTATTGCATACTGTCCACTGAATTGAGCGAGATCGAATGTCTCCTCATTGTTGATGTCATCGAAGGGAAGCCAAGCTGTTGAGACACTCTGAATCACGTTGAAGTCTTTCACGAGGACTCCTGTCAGATCATGAGGACTTGCTTTTGCTCTCTCGACCTTCGAGATCAGATCGTCAAGCTTCTTGATCTTGTTGAGTCCAGGATTCGCCTTCTCCCATGCTAGAGGATTGAGCCATTCTTCTTTCTTGTCGAGTTCGTAAATGATCGGAAGAAAGCGATCATCGTTGATCGTACCATCGGCAACTCCACAAGCATATTTATACATATCATCGAAGATTGACTCTCTGATCGTTCCGGCTGTTGTGATCATGATGAAGAGAGGTTGTCTTCTCGCTGACTGACTCTGCTTCATGACCTCATAGAGATTCCGGTCTTTGATGCTGTGAAGCTCATCGACAATGACGAGTGAGCTGTTCAGACCGTCAAGAGTGTCAGAGTTCTTTCCTAGAGGTTGCATCTTTGAGAATGTCATCGGGAAATAGAGATCAGACTTCCTCTTCTTTGTGATGCCGATCAGCTCCGGAGACTGTTTGACCATGTTCACAGACTCATTGAAGATGATCTTCGCTTGATCTTTCTTTGATGCCACTGAATAGACTTCAGCTCCTGGCTCGTTGTCAGCAATGAGACAATAGAGAGCGATTCCACTCAAGAGAACACTCTTTCCGTTCTTCCTGGCAACATAGAACATCGTTTCTCTGTACTTCCGGAAGCCTGTCTTCTCGTCAACGAAGCCAAAGAGAGCTGAGATGAAAGCTTTCTGAAACAGCTCAAGCTTGAGAGGACTATTCGCCCATTCTCCCTTTGAATGTCGACAGAAGCGCTCAATAAACTGAATTGGTCGGAGAGCCTTCTTCTCGTCAAATACGAAGCCATTCTTCGGATTATGAATGTCATCAGAGAGTCTTTCATATTCTCGCCGGATTCTCTTTGAGACGATACACTTTCCGGTCTTGATAGCTTCGAGATACTCGTCAATGTAGTTCAAGACATACCTTCTTTGATGAAGTCATAAACTGGATTAGACTTCTCAGCTTCTTGAGTCTTTCCGGCGAGATCACAGAGCTGTCGATATAGCATAGAATATCGTTGCACTGTCGTGTTATAAGACTTGAGAGCCGGAGATTCTCTGAGGAAGTTCTGTTTCCCTTGTTCAAACAGCTCGACAGTCCCCTTCTCTCTTATCTGTTTCTTGAGTTCTTCGAGTGTCTCTTTCATGAAGATCAGCTCCTCGACCAAACTCTCACCTATTGATTTTTTATCTTCCGGAATCTTCTCCAATATCTTTGAGAAGTCCTTCGATTTACTGATATTTTTCTTCATACTGAGTCACCTCATGTTACTTGTATTACTCTGTATACCCCACCCCCATCAGAAATCCTTTGGAGAGGAAAAGAAACCCCCACACACCGATGTCCAGGCGAAAG